ATCAGCCATAATATGTAATTTGTTTTTGTTAAAGAACCAAGCTGCTGATAATAAAGCATATTTTTCGGCTACCCACGTTGGGTTAGTAGCAATATCTTCATTTATAGATTTACCAAATGCAGTATAATTATCTTTACCAGTTAATTGAATATAACCGCGACCACAGAATTTAGCACCATCACCTGTTGCTTCAGGACCGTTCCCCATTCTATTACCATATACTTTGTTAGCAATTTTTTCGGGTTTGCGTTCGTATGGTAAAGCTGATTCTAGTGTTGGAAAATATTTTTTAAATATACCATTCAAACCTTTAGCTGAATAGTTTAAGTTTTCTTTTGTTAAGCGGAATCCACCTGATTCGTGACCACACTGAGCTAAGAAATGAGCTAAGCGTAATGGAGTATTGATTTCAAATTTCTCCATAACTCCAGGAATCTGAGCGATTACAGTGTCCGGAACATGTCCTTTTAATTTTTCTAAATTCATATTTTTAATTTTAACTTACTACTACTCTACCTTGAATATCTGTATCTGGATATCTGATTTCAAATATAGCTGGATCTAACGACGGATAAATATTATTTTTCTTAGTAGCTCCTACTATATCGTAACCATATTGAGAATAATTTCCACCTTGTTTATTTACAACTTCTAATTTGACTACTGATTGTACACCTTTAACTTGTAAAAGTTTAGATATTACATCTGAAAGGATAATTGGTTGGTTGATTGACCATTTATCTGTATTAAAATAGTCTTTTAAAGTAGCTATACAATTTGTTAAAACATCTTTATTAGAATATCCACTTAATGTTGTAATATCAAAATTTACTCCTACGTTAATATAGAAAGCATCTTTAATATTAATAGCATCAGTAACCATTCTGTATTGATTAAGATACGTTATTAAATTTTGTTTTAATGTTGTTGATGCTGTATTTAATTGTTTGCTGCTGTTGTAAGATAATATATATAAATCTAAAGCTAATGGATTTCCTGATTGTATATTAGCTACAGTCTCTTGAGGATTTCTATTAAAATCTTGTGTAATGTATGCTTTAGCTATAGTACCATATTCAGAAGGCATTGACATTGCTCTAACGATATAATCTTCTTTCGTTACTGTTCTTAATTGTGTTGAATAAGAATATAAAGCATTTTGCCTAATTTCATCGCTTGTATCTCCGTTTCTTCCACCTGAAGATGGATCTGGGTTATTAGATAATACACTTGCTAAAACAGAACCAGATAAAGAACCTGGTGTATTTTTAAATGTAATATTAGAAGTATCTATTGTAGTTAAGTCATTAGCAGGTACGTTTGCACCAATTCCACCACCAACAAGATATTTTACAGTTAAGTTACCTGATGGTACTAAACCATATTCTTGAGTAAAGAATGTAGAGGCTTCATTATAGTTATTAGTTAATAATGAAATATTAGGTACTAATCCTAACTGGATATTGTCTGGAGTTGGTATAATTTGAGAATCGGTTTTATTAGAAGATAAACCTGCTCCAAATTCCAGTTGTAGAGTATTATCAGATAAGATCCTAGAAACAAAACGTCTAGGTGCTTTTTGTAATTGTAATAAATAAGGTACTCCATCACTCCCCGAAGTAGAATTAAATCCTTTTTGAAATATAGATGATTGAGCTAAATATGGTACTTCATACCACGTATTACTATCACTACCAGTAACACTTAAAATTTGTAATATATTAGTATCTGTAATAGTAGTAGTAGCAAACTTTTGATTAGCCGGAATTGAAATCGTCGTTGATTTAACTTCAGCCGAAATAGCTTCTACTGATTTTTTAAATAAATAATAGTTTGAGTTTACATAGCTAATTTCAGTACTACCCGTATCTGTAAAATCTATTTGTTGTGTAGTTAAAAATTTAGTACCTGTTGAAGTTGACGTTATAGATGTATTAGCAGGTATAAGTAAACCATAAGTACTATAATCAGGTCTATATGTAGCTCCTCCATCAGATGAAGTAGCAGGCATGTATTGGTATACGTCAAGAATAGTATTTGAAGCGTATGATGATTTAGGACGATACCCCATAGTATAAGCTAAAGCATATAAATTTTCTTTTTCTTTAGCATATAATAAGAAGTTTTCTTGTACTTGAGTATCAAGATAAAATGACATAACATCACCAACATATGACGCCATTTCGATAAACATGTTACCGGGTGTAGCTTCTGAGAAGTCATTATAGGTTGTTGGAAAATAAGTTTTAGCATATTGTTGTAATGCTGCTTTAAATCCCCCAAAGTCTTTATTTAAATACGATATATTTTTATCCTCGTTAGTCATTATTAATTGAATTGTACTGTTACTTGGTCTGGTGTTTGTGATATGTTTAATACATACTCTATAGTTAAACTTACTAGGTTATAGTCAGTATCTGGAGTAGCAATAATATTTTTTACTGTTACTTCAGGAATAAAGATAGCTATTGAATTAGCAACATTTTCTGTTAATAATTCTAAATTAGAATCTGTAATACCTTCAAATAAAAATCTTTGTAAATTACATCCAAATCCAGGATTCATTACTCGTTCACCTATATCTGTTAATAATAGATTAACTAAATTAGATTTTATTTGGTCTTTAGTAGTATATGTACTATTAAATACGCCAGGTCCGTTAAAAGGTAGTGATACCCCAATAGCAATATTCTTCTGTAAATCTAACGGATTTACACGTATCGTTTGAGGTATTGGCATATTAGTCTAATTGTCTTAATCCTGAGCGGTCCATTGCTGTCATGTTGTTAGCAGCGTCAGCAATAAATGCAGCAAATGGGTTTACTTTTTCACCAGTAGCTTCATCAACGGCGTCAATCACTTTTAATTGTGATTGTGGTTGTTGAAATCCAAATGCTTCACCCATTTTACTACGTAATGATGATCTAACGTCTGGGTTACCAGGCATTACATCTGCGCTAGTATAGTTAAAACTTTTACCTTCACGCAATACTTTTTTTTCTTGCTTAACCATGTGCTCTTCAAGAATGTATGGTAACTCTTCATGAATAGCATCAACTACGGCCTCTTTGATTAATTTTTTAAATACTTTGATGTTCATAATTATAAATATTTTATCCTTGTAAATTTCGTTGATCGATAACCAGTTTAAGTTGATCAATCAAATCATTAGGATCTAATGTAAATGAATAATCACTTTTAATTACATCAACACCGTCGCGATCAACAGCTACGGCGTAGTGGCGTTTATTACCTTTAACAACAAATGCTTGATTTTGTTCTTCTTTAATTTTAAATTTAAATCCTTTATATGACGGGAATTGATCAATATTAGTAACTAATGAATTAGTAAGATCTGATAATTGTTGTGAACTTAAATCTGTAACTGCTTTACCATCTAATAATTGACTAATTTCTTTTATTTGCGCTATTAAATCATTCAATTTTGATATTTCATTTTCTAATACTATAGTAGCAATAGATAATACTATATTCAATGCTGAAATTAGTTTATTGGCTTTTTCAATAGTTTTAACAATTCTAACAATTAAACTAACAGGAATACCAATACCAGGAGGCACAGCCGTTGGAATCGGAAGTGCAGATAATATAGTTACTATAACATTAAATACAGTAATGTATATATTGATCTGTTGTAATACCTGCTGTAGGTTTTGTAATTTATTAATACTATTGTTAATTAAAGTAATAGTATTATTTCTTAAATTAGTTGCAATCGCAATAGTTTCGGGTGTGTTTGCTTGAACTATGTAAATATTTACTTGATCTACTAATGCTTCTAATTTTGCTCTTTGAGATAAAACGGAAGCAAACTTATTAGCTAATTGAAGTGCAATGATAGGTGCTAACGTTTTAGCAGCGTTTTTAGCTACTTTTAAAGCTAAATCTCGTCTTGCTTTTGCTTGTGCTTCTTTATTTTTTGTTTTCTTAGCTTTAACTTTAGCTTTTCTTTTTGCTTTTGCTTCTTTTATTTTCTTAAAAGGATCTAAAACAATATTTTGAATATCGTTTTTAATTTTTGCTTTTTGAGCCTCAAAAGTTTTTTGCTTTGCTTGATATGCTGTGTTTTCTTTAGAAACAGCTTCATTATATTGATCTTGAGTTATCTGTTTTTCTTTATAAATAATCTCTAATCTCTTTAATTCAGTATTATGATCAGATCCTGCTTTAATTTCTTCAGTAACAATTTTTTCTAATTGAGCTTCTAAATCACCAACTTTATTTTTAATAACGGCAACAACTTTTTCTTTTGCTTTATTTGTAAGTTGATCTCCAAAAGTTTTAATAACAGTTGAAGCGGATAATGTTTTTAAAACATCAGGAGAAATAACAGACGATATGTTAGATGTATTAGACATTAAGCTGTAAAGTTTTGTTGTGATAATATTCCTTCTAAGCTATTTTCAAGTCTATCTATTGATTGACATAAACTATCAGCTGCTGCTTTAATATCAAGTGCTGGAGCTCCTTCAGGACTACCAACAACACTAGAAAGACCAATGCCAAATTCATGTAGATTATCCATTAATGTAAGTAATAAATCGTGTAGTTTATTACCCAATACTAAATTTTCAGACGGTAATTGATTATTTACTGTACCTAAGAAAACATTATTGCTATTAAGATGTACTCTCTCATCAGCATTTAAGTTGATAATATTTTTAGTATTTAACTCAATGTTAGTTTTAGCAAATATCATTACTTCATCTTTCTTAGAATTTAAAATTACTCTATCACTGTTAACGATAATTTGTGAATTATAATATTTTGAAATGTCTATTGGATTAGTAAGAGGATTTAATACTCCTGTTTTATCTGTTTCTAAAGGAATTATTTGAGCTGATGTTAAATAAATTGATGATAAATCTTTATTTATTTTTTCAACGTGGAATGTTTCTTTAGGATCATAACTAAAACCATTTGTTAATACCGTAATGGGATCATCATCATTTCCTATAGTACTCCATTCATTTAAATTATTATATAACTTTGTAGTTGAACTAAATCGTAAAGCACTACCTTGTCTACCTTGTATTATGTGATCACCTTCAAAAGGTAATAAATTTTTAACAGATGGGTTTTGAACAAAGGTAACTCCTGGATTGGAGTTATTAGATGAATTTAGTTGAGTACTACCCCATGTATTTATTATACCTAAATAATATGTTTTAACAGCAGTATTATCTATTTTATCATTTGCAGATGGAAAATCTTCTATTATATATATTAATTCCCCTATTAAAGGACAATGAATATTTGTAGATGAAAATGGTTTTGCTACTTTACAAGTATTGTATAAAGAATCATCGTAGCTACCACTGATAGTAATAGGTCCGTTTGTATTAACTTCTTTATATAATACAGAACCAATTCCGCTTGCACCTCCTGCTTTCTGATATTGAGTAGGTGTAGGAAGATTTTCTCCCATTATAACGCCTATAACTTGACCCACCTTAGTAGATTGGGTTGAAGTTGATATATTACTAGGCATCTTAGCATCGTAATTAGCTAAACCTTCTCTTCCTTGTCTCATTAATTATTTATTTAACTGTACTATAGGAGCTTGTTCAATTAATTTTTGACCTTGTTCAGTTACCGCTTTTTGTTCAGCTAATAATGCTTCAATTTCACTCATATCAATTAAGTCAGTTCCTGAGTTGGCGTTAATAGAAGCAGCGCGTTGAGCGATAGCTGCCATTTTAATTAACTGTTCGTTATTTTTTACATTAACATCTATTAAATCTTTTACAGTAGGCATCAACATTGTCGCGGAACCCGCGTTAGCGGTTGCCATTGGTTTCATAGTATCAATAAATTCGCCGATTTGTTTATCAATATCTTTGTTATTTTTGTGGATTTTCTTAAATAAATCCGATAAAGACATACCGTCAAACACGGTTACGTCATCAAAATTAGCCATAAAATGCGTTTATCAATAAATATGAATAATTAAATCTTTATATGTCCGTGGTTATAGTATTCATTATATAATTGGACATATACGATTTTAAGTTTCTTAATAATTTTAGTTATCTGAGGAGTAGATACGTCTGTAATTTCACGTATGTAAATGTATAGAGCTTTCTTATTAAATATTTCCAGCGTTTCACGCTTACGGAATAATTCAACAATAGCATCCGCCGTTTGGGCATCTTGTTTTTTAGGGAATAACCTGAATATGTGGGTATCTATGTACTTAATATATTGGTTCATGAATCCAGT